GTTGCTTTACCAGAACTAACAGTATTCATACTAAATGATACATCTTTTATTCTTTCCTCTTGCTCATCAGGAGTTTCAGTAACCTTTACTTCAATACTTTCTTCAATTTCTTCTTTTTCGATTTTTTATTCTCCTTCTCTTTAATATCAGTAGAAATTATTATTTCTTTGATGCCATGCTCAACAATTGGACCTACAACTTTGTCAGGGATAACTCTTTGGACTTTACCACCTACTATATCCCAATGCTCATTTTTTCTATTATTCATTATGTCTAGTTTTTTCATTTAATTACCTCCCTTTAAATTTATAAATTCATGATGTTGCCTCTGTCTTGTTGTAGATGCTCGATTTCCTCTTTTAGTAACTGGTTCATCATCTTCTCCTTCAATATCAGCTCTAGTTCCAAACAATTCATTTTCAGTTCCTTGAGTTAAGGCATTATTACCTTTTCCACTTCCAGAATAATCTGACCACCCACCAATCACAACCACATCTTCATTATCTAATGTATCATTACCAGAATTACATTCATGAACAAAATCTTCACAATGAGGGTCTACAATATATCGCTGTTGACATCTTGGACAAATCTTAACGACCATTTTTTAACACTTCCTGAAGTTTATTAAATTGTTCTTCCTTAATTTTTCTATCATATCTAGTTAAACACCCACCACAAATCCATTCATTCCCAAATAATACTAATGCGGGATTAGTACATCCTTCAATTGCGCAAATTGGTCTGTCTGCCATTTTATTTTAATTCAGAAACAGGAACAACCATACATCTACACATAGGGTGTACAGGTATTGCCGGATGGTCATCAATCTCATAAACATTTCCATCTAAACTGGCACATATAGGGCATGTCCTAGTCCCAGCAGATGCAACCCATCGGATTTTCTTAACTCCTCCTTCTTTAAAATGATTAATAGCTCCAGCATTAGCCGTTCTTGTAACCTCTGTCCTTACTAATAATGCCCCTCTTGTTTCTTTACTTCTAACCAAAACTGATTCACCATCCTTTTTAACAATTTGACCATCCTCCATCTTTAACAAATCTTTTAAGCCAACTTTAGAATCTACTTTACTTATCATATCATTAATGCTATCACCTTTCTTAAATCCATTCTTTAAAATCCCTTTAAATGTGGTTACTTGTGATTCAGTCAATTTACCTGCAGTAGCTTCCAATACAGTTGACGCTTTAATCAATTCAAATGTATCTTCATCAATAAAAGACTCAATACTTTTTACATATTCTTTATAATTAAATCCTAGCCATTCGTGAATCTGTTTATATTTATTTGTATCCTCTATAACAGTAAGACTTTCTCTTGTTGGTCGTTTAGCTGGAGCAGGTTTAGCATTTTGTCCAGGAATTAATGGTTGCGGCCTTTCTTGTTCCCTTTTTCTTTCTTCTTCTTTCTGCTTATCTTCTTCCCCGCTCAATTTTATATATTCATCCTCATCTAATTCAAGTGTTTTAACCAAATCTACCTCTAACAACTTAACTAAACTCATTGATATAGTAGGAGTCTTCATAATATTTGCTAATCTATCAATCCTCTCATATCTTTCTGCATTTGACGGTCTTCCCCAATTAAATTCTACATGAGCATCAATTTTGTTATAATCTAAAACTCTTTTGTATATTTTTTGCTCAACAATCTTCTCTATCTCTGCTTGGAATGAAGTAATTCGTCTCTCAAAGCCATCCATTTGTACTTTAGCAATCCCTTCATTAACATTTGCTGTTCCCATAAGCACAGATGGTACTTGGAATGTATACATCAGCATTTCTTTATCATATTTCAACACCTCATTAAACTTCTCACCAATATTCCCAAAATCTACAGTTTTAATTTCAGTCAAAGCATCTGTTACCCATTCATGCTTATTAGTCAACCAGCTTAAATCTCCTCCCCATTTTGTAATAGCGGCGGCAGATGGTTTCAAATATCTTCCACCAACAATTCCTCCTAACTTAATGTGGTATGGACTATTTGCTTTTCTATTCATCAACATATGTAAATCTTTTTCATTTTGCAACAAATTATTAATTGTGTTTATAGCAGGATACATAATTCCTAGTCCATAAGGCATATCACCAATCTTATTAAATGAAAGATGTGCTATCTGGTATGGTTCAAATGAAATTATCTTTTCTTTAGCAAACTTATCAAATCCACCTCTATATTGATTAAAACCTTTGACACTTCCTTTCTTATCTCGCTTCACATACATATATTTTGAATCTAAAATCTTTAATCCTTTTGGTGGTTCATCTTTTTTTCCGCCAATCTCTAAAAAACCATTTTTTACAAGAGCCTCTTTAATCCATCCTCTTAATACTGTATCTATTTCAACATCCTGATTAAATGTTTCAATAATTGCTAATGCTTTTTCATCATCACTACTCACCCAATATCCAGGACCCATAATGTAATCAACATACTTATCAACAACACCTGTTGAAAATCCAAAATTCTTATAAAGCCCTTCTGTTATTGCAAAATCAAATGGATGTTCTTCTCCTAGCTCAACAGGAAACTTAATTGTATTAGATTTGACTTCTCCTTTAAAATTTGGCTTATCAGATGTTGTAGTATCCAATTTGTTAGTAATAACTTGTGCATCATACTCAAAAATATCTTCGCTAATCTTTCTCATTCCAAAAAATTCTTTTATTCCCATTTTATTTATTTGGTAACAATCGTTTTACAATGTCATCATATGTTTCTCTACTATAAATCCGACAACCATCCAGGAGTAATTTAGTTTCTTCTTTCAATGCAATTTTTGGGTCTTGCTTTACCATTATAATCTAATATAATATAATATATTAGCATCTTTATAAAAACATAGAATTAAATTATATAAAAACGATTTACATTATAAAACTCTCATACTCTTCAGTCTCTTCTTCTTTCAACCACAAACAAGCCAATGCCAAAGCGTCTACATAATCGTCATGATACTTATCGCCATCAGGATGATGTATCTTAATCGTCTTATTTGGCATTCTCTCATATCGCAATTCCATCATCTCCCTTAACAATATCTTATTATCTGGTAATATTAAAGTTGGAGTTTCTATCTTCTCTTTACCAGAATAGGTTACCTTCCTTTTCTGTAACCACATCTTCAAATTACTATACATATCCATCTTGCTCACCGTACTAAACCTAATATCCTCAACCTTGTCATAACCAATCTCCATCCCTATCCAATCAGCCGGTCCTTCTCCTAATCCCGTCTTATCAATATACAACTTCTCCAAATTATACTTTCTATCAATATCTTGCAATAAAACAACAAGTTCCCTTGGTCTATTCTTATCTAAATAAAATATTTCAATAACACCATACTTCTGCCTCATAGAATCAATCTCCAATACCACACAGACGCTTTTATCTTCCCCCATACCAGCACAATCAACACCAGCGACATATCTTTTCTTTGGATGTGGTAAGCCATGGTCACAATCTTTCTGAACACAAAACATAACATCATCCATATCAAAATAACAATCCGTATTACTTGTATACTTCCCAAAAATCTCTGCTTGTACATACAAACTGTCTTTACCCCACTCCAAAATGTCTTTCTCAATCTCTTTTTTACCCTCATCAGTGATATACGGATTATCTAAATAACAATAATTAAAACTAGCCCAATCTTCATCATTTGCTAAACCTCTTTTCCAAAACTCCCAAACAAAGTTCCTCCTCCAAGGAGTTGTAGTAATCCACAAAGGAGCACCAGTATCATATATCAAAGGTCTAATAGCATTCATTGCTTCTTCTTTAATAAACTCACCCTCATCTAGAAATACTCTATCATATGCCTCACCTCTCAAACTATCCGGATTATCAGCACTACCAAAATCGACAATACAACCACTTTTAAATATGATTTGGGGATGTGGAGATTTAAGAGTCTTCTCAACATCATCATATACCTTTGCAATCTGTAGCAACTCAATCATCTTATTAAAAACAATAATTGCCTGCTTATAAGTCGGAGCAATAACAATCTGTTTCTTATAAATGCTCAATACGGCTCCTCTAATCAATTCAGCAGCAATCATTTGTGACTTACCAGCTCTTCTTCCACAAACAATCACTTTATTCTTTTTGGGGTTTAATAGAACTTCCTCTTGTTTCTTGTGTGGAATCTGATTAAGATAACCTATTTGAAATCCAACAGGATTTTCAAAGTCTTCTACACTTAAATCAATTTGTCCTAATTCCATCTTACTTCATTTAATGTCTTTTTAAACATCCTCCTACATTTCTTACAAAAAAAGAAATCAACAAATTCATATACGCCATGGTCATTTATCATTACTTCATACAGCTCATGGTTACATTCCATTAATTAACCTTTTTTATAAATTTTTTATTAAAATGATTAATTACCATAATCTCCATAACCTCCCATATCTTCTTTATTGCCATGTCTTTCTTTATGACAAG